TTATTAATCCGAGACCTTCGCCTTTTCACTGATTGGGGCCGCCTTTGGTTCACCAAGCCATGTTACCTTTTGAATGGCATGAGTATGCCCTCACAGCGTTTGCGTTTTTTCTTTGCGTGTTGATTGTCCTGCTGCGCTCACGTTTCCCTCGGTTGAGCGGGCGTAATGATGACCTGCGCGCGGTTCAATCAATGCACTCACGCCCGACCCCGCGCGTAGGAGGAATAGCCATCTTCGGTGCACTGGGCCTGAGTGTTGTTTTCGCACCGGTTCCAATTTCAGGGCCTTACGCTGACTTCATTCTTGCGACCTCGCTCCTCTTTTTTGTGGGGCTGGCTGAGGATCTTGGTTTCCACATGTCACCCCGTCGACGCATGCTGGCTGCGGTCGGTGCAAGTTTGTTGGCGATCTGGCTTTTGGGGGTTTGGCTCCCACGGACCGGGATCCCAGGGTTGGATGCTGTGGTTGACCATTGGGCTATCGGCATCCCGCTTACCCTTCTGGTCACGGCGGGGGTGTCAAACGGATTTAACCTGATCGATGGGGTTAACGGCTTGGCGTCTCTGACGGCCGTCGTTGCAGCTGTGGCGCTAAGCCAAATCGCTGAAGTGTCCGGCTACACGACGATGGTTCATCTCGCGATGATGGTGGCCGCGGGGATTTTTGGGTTTTTCCTAGTGAATTACCCGTTTGGTCTGATCTTCCTTGGAGACGCCGGCGCCTACACGATTGGCTTTGTGCTCAGTTGGTTTGGCATCTCGGTGTTGCTCAATTCACCCGATGCCTCACCTTGGGCGATTTTGCTGACAGTGTACTGGCCTATTGCCGATACGTTGCTTGCCATATTCAGGCGCTCGCGCAGCAAGTCGGATGTTTCGGCGCCTGATCGGCTACATGTGCACCAATTGGTCATGCGTTCTCTGGAAATCTGTGTCCTTGGCCGGAACCGCCGCCACATTGCAAATCCTCTGACGACGTTGGTTCTGGCGCCGTTCGTGATAGCGCCGCCGGTTGCTGGGGTCCTGCTCTGGAACCAAAATCTGAATGCCTTTCTGGCGGTCTTGGTCTTTGGTGTGCTGTTTTTCGCAAGCTATGCGGCAGCGCCTGTTTTGATCCGTCGGTTCCGGCGGTAAACGCGGGAAGTCAGGCTGTCGTCCCACAAGCATGGGGCAGTCTAATGTCTGATACCCGCCCACGTGGCCAGACCATCACCGTGGCGCAGGCCGCCGCCCTGCTGGGCCGCTCGGAACGCTGGGTCCAGGGGCTGGTCACATCCGGCTACATGGATCGGGCCATGCGGGGCGAATACACGCTGGTCGGCGTGATCCGAGGGGCGCTGGCCTATTACGAAGACCAGCTCACAAAGAACAACAAGGCCGCGGTGGCAAGCCGGGCCACGGAAGCGCGCACGCGTGAGATTGAACTCAGAATTCAGGAACGCAGCCGGGAGTTGATCCCGATGGAGGATGCCAAGGCGGTGGTGGGCGAGATGGCGGCGCTGGTGCGGGCGGAGCTTGCGGGGCTTGCTGCGCGGTACACGCGCGACATGGAGGCGCGGCGCGCGCTCGAAGAGGTAATCGATGGCGCGCTGGAACGGATTGCAGGGGCCGCAGAAAAAGCGGGTACAGCTTTGGTCGCTGGCAGCGGCGATCTGGAGGCCGAGCGAGAAGCGTGATCCGGCCGACTGGGCCGCCGCCCACCGCATCTATCCCGAAACCGCCGGTATTCCCGGTCCGCGTGACCCAAAGCTGACGCCGTATATGATCCCCTGGTCCGCAGCCGTGCATCGCGGCGGCTACCGCCGGGTGGTGGCGGTGACCTCGGCGCAATCTGGCAAGACCGACAGCATGCTCGACATCATCGGCGCGCGGTTGGACCAGCGCCCGGCACCGATCCTTTATGTGGGGCCCACGAAGGAGTTCCTGACGGATCAGTTTGAGCCGCGGCTGATGGCGCTTCTGGATGAGGCCGACACGCTGGCGAACAAGGTGGTGCGCGGCCGCCGGATGAAGAAGACGCTGAAGCATGTGGCAGGCGTGCGGTTGCGGCTTGCGCATGCAGGCTCTTCGACGGCGTTGAAATCCGATCCTGCCGCGCTCGCGCTGATCGACGAATACGACGAGATGATGGCCAACGTGAAAGGCCAAGGCGATGTTCTGGGTCTGGTGGAAGCGCGCGGGGAAACTTACGCGGATTTTGTCACGGCCATCACCAGCACACCGGCGCGAGGTCTTGTGGAAATCGAACCAGATGAGGGCAGCGGTCTGGAGTTCTGGGCACGCTCCAACCCGGATGATGTTGAGAGCCCGATCTGGAAACTGTGGCAGGAGGGCACACGGCACCATTGGGCCTGGCCGTGCAAACAGTGCTCGGAGTTCTTCATCCCGCGGTTCAAGCAGCTGCGCTGGCCCGAGCGCGCGACACCAGCGCAGGCAAAACGCGCCGCTGTATTGATCTGCCCCCGCTGCGACGGAGAACACGATGAGGACGACAAGGTCTGGATGAACGCCCGCGGCGCGATGGTGGCACCCGGGCAAACGGTAACGCTGAAGGACGATGCGTCGCATGTCACCGGCGCGCCTGCGGACAGTGCGACGCTATCGATGTGGACCTCGGGCCTGTGCTCGCCCTTCGTCACCTGGGGCCAGCGGGCCGAGACGTACCTGACGGCGCTGCAATCGGGCGACCACGGCCGGATCCAGACCGCGATGAACGCGGGCTTTGGCGAATGCTACGCCATGACCGCTTCGGGCGATGTGCCGGACTGGCAGGAAATCATGGAGCGGCGCCAGCCGTATCGGCCGGGGGACGTGCCAGCCGGGGGCTTGCGCCTTGTAATGGGCGTCGACGTGCAGAAGTTCAGCCTGGTCTATGTGATCCGGGCGTTTGGCGCGCGCGGGACGTCCTGGCTGGTGGAGTTTGGTCAGCTTTACGGACCCACGGAGGATGACGATGTCTGGTCGGCGCTGGCGGACCTGATGCTGGTGCCGGTGGGCGGCATGCAGATCGAGAAGGTGTTTGTGGATTCAGGGTTCCGGCCCGACAAGCCGGAACTGGGCAACGAGCACAAAGTCTATGAGTTCTGTCGACGCTACAGCTGGCTGTGCTCGCCCACCAAGGGCCGGGATCAGCAAAACCCGCCCTACAGAGTGTCGAAAATCGAGGTAAAGCCGGACGGCAAACGCGCGCTCTATTCGATCGATCTGGTGACGCTGTCGACGGATTTCTTCAAATCGCTGGTGATGTCGCGCATCCGCACGCCCGCCGATCAGCCGGGAGCGTTTCATGTCCATGAGGCGGTGTCGGAGGATTATTGCAAGCAGCTGACCTCGGAGGCGCGGATTGTCGTGCAGGGCAAGCCGGTCTGGGTCAAACGCTCGCGCAACAACCACTTTCTCGACTGCGAGGCGCTCTGTGCCGCCATAGGCTACACGCTGAACGTTCAGCGGATCCCGGAAGGGGTAGAGCGCAAGCTGTCCATTGAGGCGGCGGTGCCAGATGGCCATGACCCGTCAATGGTGGCCGCACCGGAGCCTGATCGATCAGGTCTGGCAGCATCTCATGCATCACCGGGTCCTGACAGCACCGCCAAACTGCGCGGGCGGTTTGCACGCCAGGGCAGCCGATTGAACAGGTAACGCATATGTCGATGATCGGAAGGCTGAAACACCTGCTGGCCGAGGCGCTGCCTCCGACAGTGGGGCCTGAGGGGATGACCCTCCCCAAACCCTCGGGCAAATACATGCGCGGTGGGCGCGGTGTCACCTTCGCGGGCTGGAAACCGGCGCTGCGGGAAAGCCAGGATGATATTGGCGAGGCCTGGGACGATGCGGCCGCGCGGGTGGGTGACCTCTTGCACAACAGCGGCTGGCTGGCCGGGGCCATGGAGCAATGCGTCGCCAACACCGTGGGCACGGGGCTGCAGCTGAAGGCGCTGCCAGAGAACGAGACTTTTGGCATGACGCCAGCCGAGGCCTCGGACTGGGCGAAGACGGTGGAGCGCCGGTTCGAGCTCTGGGCGCGCAGCGCGCAGGAATGCGACATTCAGGGCTTGCGCACTTTTGGCCAGATGCAGGCGGCGGCGTTTCGATCCTGGCTGGTCACCGGTGAAATCCTCGCGGAACTGCCCTGGCGCAAACGGGCCTGGAACCGCTACGGCACCAAGGTGCGACTGCTGCCGCCGCAGCGGCTGTCGCGCAAGACGGAAAGCATGAAGCGGCTGATCAACGGTGTCTATACGGACGCCGATGGCATGCCCGTGGGCTACCGCGCGATCCGCAAGGACCTGTTCCGGCATGACGTGGAATACGATGTGCGCGCCCGCGACCGGGCAGGTCGACC